TTCTGATGCTGTCTGCGCCCTTCGTTGCCGGGTGAATGTTGAAGCCAAGGCGATGCACCTCTTCGATGCTCTTGGGTTCAGCACTGTCAGCGATGATCGGCCACGACCTGCCGATGCCCAGCTTACGTAGGTGTTCAGCGATGTCTTGGTTGGTCAGTCCGTTTTGGTAGAGTAGTTCGTGCAGGAGGATAGCGCTGCCACGCTTGTAGACCGCAACGACCGCCGTGGGATCGTTCGTATATCCCCAGTCCAATCCGATAGCTACCAGCTTATCCCCAGCAAAGTCGATGTTGTCCACCTGTTGCCAATCATCAAAGACCACGCCCTGCAATGATCCGACCTCACCCAAGCCGTAGACCTTCCACCAGTTCGCCCAGTACGTCGATGTCGCCGCCTTGACCTGCGCCGCTTCGATGTCGTCGCGGATCGTCGCTGGCAGTGCCTCGTTGTCGCGGTATGTCAGCACCAGCAACTCACTGTCTTGCTCGGCTAAGACCTCCGTGTGCGCCCAGAACTCCGACACCGGGTTGAAGTCGATGTAGATGGCTTCGCTTGTTCTGATAGCCAGCTGATGGTACGCCTCAAACTCGATGTTGTTGGCTTCGTTTATGTATAGCACCTGTCGCCGTGCGCCGCGTAGCTTAGCCTCCTGGTCTGCGCTGAAGAATTCAATCGTGCTGCCATTCGCAAACGTGTAGGTCAGCAGCGTCTTGTTCCAACCTTCGTCGCGCCAGCGGTTCGTCCACTGCATGACCTTGCCGAAGTCCTTCATAGCGCCACGTCGTAGGTGTGGGATTGATTCAGATACGACGCTGATCTCGGTCTTGGCCTTGGCCGCGATGTTGATTAGCACTGCAAGGATGGCGATGGTTTTTCCGTTCCCCCACCAGTTGCCCAGTGGGGGTCAACATCCAGCAGATGTCCCGCCCTGAATCACCTTCTTCCGAGCGGCCACCTGCCGAATGCGCTTTATCGCTGTTGTGTATTTGAAGTCCAATCTGATTGCTTAATCTTCTCAATGTAAACGACCGCATCCATCAACTCCTCCTGTAAGTGCTGAATCCACTCGGCAAAGGTCAGGTCATCCCTCTCCATCGTTGTGCCGTACTTCTCCTTGCCCTTTTCTGCTCTTGTCCTAAGTTGGGCAACAACGGCCTCGGTGATTGCGTCAGTCATTGAATAGCGGCTGCTCGATTTTGACTTCGTTCTGCTGCTTATCGACTAAGCCAAGAACGCGGACGGCGATGCTGGCATTGTAGACACCTGCGCCGCTGCCCTCGATCATGTCGCGGTCACACGTCGCGCGTATGCGTGTGAGTATGTGGGAGAATTTCTTGTGGTGTTCGCTCTCCTGCCTCTCGTAATCGCGTAGGTCGTAGCATCGCCCCTGCTCCGCAAGATACCCCTCAAAGCCGCGAAAGGTCAACGGACGCTCCCTCTCCCTGTACGCACTTTGCCCCTCCTTGCCGACGAAGTCGTGCTGCAAGTATGGGCGCCTTTTTGTTTCCTCCTTGTACTCACAAAACGCATCCCACATTTCTTCAGGCGTTTCAAAAATCGGTGGTCTTCCTGCTTTCTTCATGCCTCCATGTTTGTAACGATGTCAATGATCTTTTCTATCACCGCAACCTTCGCGTGCATCGCGTTGGGTGCTGTGCTGTCTTCGAGCGAATCCAACACGTTTGATAGGTTTGTCAACAGGTGTCCACGATCCTGCCAGTCGAGTGCGCGCGCTTCCTGTTCGATTGTAATGTCGGGTTGTGTCTGCATGTCAATCTTCGTTTAGTTCGCTTGAATCAGCGTTATCGTAGTACGTTTCAGCACGGCTCAAGTAGCTGTGCATCCGCTTGATTGTTTCAAGGCTTATGCCTTCGCCTTTCGCAAGCTGCTGCGCCCTGACCTTGCCGGTCTGCGTCGCACACTTGTTGCCATTGCGCTCGTTTAGTTCGATGCCGCGCTTGGCGTTGTTGCGCACCCCCTCGCCGTAGTCCGCGTATGTTTCAGCAAAGGCGCTGCGGTCTGCCTCCCATTGCCTCGCGCAAACGAGGTAGCGCTGCTGCTGGCTTGGGAACTCGCTGGCAGTTTTGTCATCGCCCATGCATCGCTGGATGAAGTCGGTCTTGCTTTCGCTATCTATTGGTTTAGGTAGTGGCATATTGATAAATATCATTAACTCGCAAATCGTGCGCGTGCGTCCATTGCGTCAGCCATCATCTCCTGCAATCGGGAAACCGCGCATGATCCGCACCACCAGTTCGTCCGTCCGTAGCCGTTAGCGTTGGCGACGTTCTCCAGCATCGACACCTCGCCCGGTGATAGCGACATCGTCTGCGATGCATAGTAGCCGTCAAGCTTGTGCTTAACCGAAAGCACCTGCAATGCTTCGTCAAGTGTCATTTCTCCGAGAGTTTAATAGTCAGCACCGTCAACCCGGCAGCCGATAGGCCGACCGGTATGGCAAGCATCCAGTGCAGGTTGGAGGCTGCGATGGTCAGCACCACCCCCCACCAAAATGCGAGGCAGGTCAGGCAGGTCAGCGGCTTGCATTTCGCAGAAGTCATAGTGGCCAAAAGCAAGATAGTAATCAGATCCAAGTTCATGTTTTAGTCTTTGTTTGCAGTTGTTGATTGTGTACGAAATTGATCGCCAAGGTATCTTGGTGTGCCGTTCGATGAGTTTTTTGTTGCCCAGTTCAAGCCATAGGAGGAATAGCTGTTTGTCGTATGGGTAGGCACCGGCTTTCGCCCAGCTATCCATGACTTCGAGCGCCCGGTTAAATATCGCATCAGGCCGCTGGTCATACGGCTCATCAGCTGCCTCCAGCTGCTGATCGGCGATTTCTTCACGCAGTTCATTGTGTCTGAAGTCGCGTTGAAATTTAGAGTTGCGACTTCGGTATAGGTTGATCGCCATTCGCACGATGTAGAAGTTGAGGTAGCCTCCAGCGTGCATGGCTTCGATCTTATCGGCTGGCTTTTCATATAATCGGATGACGAGTTCATGTTCGAGGTCAGGCGCAAGGTCATGCGTAGCAAGCTGCCTCGCTATCTGCCGCAGCTTGCCGCTGGTGTACAGCGTTAGTATGATCGTGCGTGCCTCCACATTGGTTGCAAATATACATAGTATCTTTTGGTCTGACGTTGTGCGGTTCGTAGCGCTTAATTTCTTTGAGCCAAGTGTACTTGTTCATGGTCACCTGCAGAATGTAGATGACCTCCAAGCCGTGGTGGACAGTTGAATAATGGCGACGCATCAGCTTGGCTATCTCCATCAACGTCATCTGCATCTTACTGCGCATCAAATGCATGAGGCAGTATCGCGCTTCGGCGACTTCGCGGTGACGGTCTTGGCTCTGCATCTGACGCAGGCCAACGCCGGTGCGCTTTGTTACCTGCTCGGCGTAGTAGTAGAATTCCTTTTGTCTGTTCATTGGTTGGTGGTTGGTTTGTTGATTGCTTTGAGAAAGTCATCGAGTGATCGCACGATGAAGTATTTGTAGCCGGCGGATTCAATCTGCATCTGCCAAATTTTCTGCGCCACGTTTTGCCGCCCTGTTTCGGTCTTAAACTCCAGCGCTATCATCCCTGTTGGCGACAGGTATAGCATATCCGCGACACCAGCGACAACGCCCATGCCCTTCATCACTGCGCCTTGATAGCTGTTGTTGCTGTTGTTGTTCACCGCAAAGAGTAGTCCGCGCTCTGCTTGGTAGTTATTCCAGTGATAGACGAAGCACTGGGATTGAAGTCTGAACTCTGTAGACATGCGAATAGTGGTTGGCCGTGATCGTTTTTAAGTTCCTGCAGGAAGAAGAAGTACCCCATGCGGTAACCGCACAAATTTAGCAATTTCTTTGCGGTTTGTTTGTCCTTGATGATGTTATGAAGCACCCAGTGCAGCTTGATTTTCTTAAGCTTAATCAATGCCGCCACCTCTTCCAGTGTGCTTTCCTTCGCCATCTTTCTAAAATCGCTCGAATTGTATTTGTCGCTAATCTGCAAGATTACTTCCTCGCCCATCTCCCCGACTTTTACCGGCAACACGTAGCCGCACGCAGGGCAAGTCGTCAGCGACGTGTGCATCATATACCCGCACTTCCTGCAGTTCTTCTGCGGTGCAATGCCTTTGCTTTTCTTGGCTTTTTTCTCCAGCATCCAAACGCGGTCAAACTCCCACGCCTTGTGCTGCTCCCTGTTGTTGCCAAAATCCAGTATGGTAAACTCCTTCTTTGTCGGCGTCACCCGGCTGCCCCTGCCGCACATCTGCAAGTATAGCGGCAGTGACTTTGTCGCCCGGTAGAGGATTACGACTTCGACGTTTGGATCATCGAAGCCAGTTGTTAAAATGCCACAGTTGCACAGGATGCCGTTTGCACTTGCCTTAAACCACGCCAGCACCTCCTGTCGTTCATCAGGCTTCATCGTGCTATCAAGATGCCTCGCTGGCAGCCCTGCGCCTTGCAGTTCGCTGCATAGTTCCTTACTCGACGCGATACTTGGCGCAAATGCCAGTGCCTTCTTACCGTTGCAGTAAAGGAGGTAGTTGGCTATGACACCGCGAAAGACTTTCTGCTTGCTGTACGCCGCCCCCAGTTGCGCCGCGTCGTAGTCGCCGTTGTAGGTTCGCACTCCTGTTAAGTCCACTGGCACGCTGTACGTCGTTGGCGTTGCAAGGTATCCTTCGTCTATTAACTCGCGGATGGTGACAGGATCGACTATTTTGGTGTAAAACTCCTTCAACGCCTTTTGGTTGCCTTCGCGATGCGGCGTTGCTGTCGCGCCTATGACTGTTGCCTTTTCGGGTATGTAGGCAAAGAGTTTGTCGAAGCTGCCTTTGTGCGCTTCGTCGATGATTACGAGGTCAATGTCATGCATCATCTTTTCGTATTCCGCCTTTGCCATTCGTCGATTCAGCGATTCAATCATTGCGATGTAGCATGTTGATGGTTGCAGTTTTGCTTTGCCTTGCTTGATGGCTATTGGTGAAACGTCAAAGCGCGTCAGTGCGCCATCGGTTTGCGTCAGCAGTTCAACGCGGTCGGTGACGATCAGCACCTTCTTGCCTTTGCTTAGCGCGGATTGCACCATTGCGCTGAACATTACTGTCTTTCCGGCACCTGTTGGAGCGCAGAGGATCACGCGCCTGTTGCCCTCGCCAATGGCAACGCGCAACTGCTCAATGGCTTTTTGCTGATATGGTCGAAGTGTAGTCACTTGTAGTTGGTTTGTAGTAGGTTTTTTGCAAGATAAGTTACTACAAAAAAACGGCCTTTGCAATATCGTGAAGGGCGTTTTTTGCATTTGTAGTAAGTGTAGTAAGACTTTTTTAATAAAAAGAGTGTATATTATATGATGACGATATGAATAATATTTACGCGCATATAGGGTTTCAAAAGTGCGTTTGTAGTAACTACATCTTACTACAAAATCGGGGGAATGTACGTTTCCAAGTCGCTTGGGCATATTTGCCATTTTTTGATTGGACACTTACCTGCCTCCTCCCTGCGACTTTGCTGAATGTAGCCGAGTGCTTTCAGCTGCTGGCCAAGCTTATGGAGGCTCAACGACTGCCGTGAGTTCATGTCGATGTAGACTTTTATCTCGCTTGTGGTCATCCACTTTTGCACGTTTGTACTTGGCGGCTTGAAATACTTGACGATCAACTCTCGCTCCAAACTTGGCTGTTCATTGTCCATCGTGTTGTTGTTTAGATACGCCGTGTCTTGCGTATCCAAATACCATGCCTTCGGGTTTGCCTTCCACTCGTTGTAAAGCTCAACCCACAGGTCTATTTTGTCGATGGCTTCGTAGCTATCCCAGTCAATTTTGACTACGTCGATAGGCACGATACGTCTATTGCCGGTCGGATCGTTTATTATTTCGGCCTCGTTTGACGTGCCGCACAAGACTGCTATTCGTCGCAATTCTTCATGCACTTTGCCGTATGGCTTGCGGATTGTAAACGTCTGGCGGCTGGAAAGTTCTTTCAGCTTCTTCGCCTCCTGTTTGCTCTTTCCGCCAAATTCGTCATCGCACAGTATTATCTTCTTGCACATTAAAATCTCATCATCCTTTCCGGCATCGAGTTTTGATTCACCGTAATACGAGCGCAGTTCTTCGGGTAGCAGGTATCGGAAGAAATTGGTCTTGCCGATGCCTTGCGCTCCTGTCAGCACAAGGCAGATGACGGAGTAGTCGTAGTGCATGGATGCGACTACGCCATGTAGCCATTTTTTAAGAAAATTAGCGACGTAGAACGGATCATGACCTTTTGCGTGTATACAGTCCACCAACTGGATAAAGTTGCCTCTTGGTTGACGTGAGGCGTGTTTAGCGAAGAACTCCATGAATGGGTTGTAGCGCGATGTATTTTCACTATCGATAATGTCAAAGACCAGTTGCTTTTTCACCTTTGATCCGTAGGCGTGAACGGCTTGCAGGTATATTGTGTTCAGCTCTCGGTCGGTCACTGGATCTCCTGCTTTCTCGTAGTTGCGTGTTATTTCATTCATGCGAATGTTGATGCCTCCGATAAATGCTTTCAGCGCGTCGAGCATCTCATCGGCGCTTGGCTTTTCGATGTCTTTTTCTTCCAATGCGAAAGCCTGCGTCACGCGTTCTTCTACGTCTTCAAGGCCGTCTACTTCGGTCAGGTAGCTTATGGTTTCCTTTCGTGCGTCGTCTGTAGACCTGAAGCCACCAGCGACGCCAACGCGTGCGCGGTTAATGAGCGACATGCGTTCAATGCGCTTTGTCTGCTCGGTCTGCGTTTCTACGCCAGCGGCGCGCGCCATGTAAACGAGTGTCGCGAATGTTATCTCGCGTCGCGACGAGCGTTGCAACTCGGCGTATTTAGCGTCGCACTTCTGCGCGTTGTACTTGGCGCTCATCTGCGACAGTGTATGAAAGTGATCCAGTCCTTTCGGATCGTCTTTGTACTTGCTTATCAAGGCGCAGCCGACGCGATACCAGTCTTGATAGCCTTCGCATAGGTTGATGTTGCGACTTACTATTTGAGCGATCATGTAGTCGCTATCTGATTCGTTGCCGACGTACTGCGCTCGCATCGGTGCCGATGGCTTTGGCAGGTAGTCTTTGAATCGTGCTGGCTTTTTCTCTGAGATGTAGAGGTCTGGATCATAGCTGACATAGCGCAGTCGGGTGACGTCCTTGCGGGCACGGTCAACGATTAACGCGTACCTGTCTG